AGGTGAAGTGAGAAAAGAGGTTGTAAGGTGGGGGTTTGATCACCGCCAAGCCTACGCACTCTTCTTCATTTCTTCTCCAAGATGGAACAATCTTGCTTCATACTCTCTTACAGTGATCTCACCATCATAGTATTGACGATCAATTTCCTCTCTTCTATCCGTGTATGTGTCTTTAATCTCTTCCCATATGTGTACCATAAAGAATATAGCAGCAATGCACGCTACTACGATGTATCCTGTTTCTAATGTGTTCATAACGTATGTATTAATGTGTTTATAATTTAGTTTCTACCCTAGTACTGTTAGTAGGATGTAAAGCATTATTATTCCTGGTGCTATAAGTAATCCTGTTGCTATAAACTTTGCTATATCTTTCATAATGTAATGTATTAATGATTTGTGGTGTATTCCCAGAGTATAAGATAAGTAAGGTCAATCTCCCATAAAGGAAACCAACCATCTTAATCTATCTCATGTCAGGGCAAATATCTATTGCTCCGTATCCTTCTATATATATAGTATCCATAATGTGTATGTATTATAAGTTAATAAAAGGGAAGGACGCTTTGTCCCTCCCCATTAGTCTTAGTCTAACTGTACTTCAGCCTTAGCTTCAGTAGTTGCTTCAACTGAGTCATCTTCTAACAAGTTAGCAAACTCATCAAACTCACTAGCTGCTGTAACTACTGCTTTACTTACAGGCATAGGTGATAACGCTGTGATACGTAATACATCCTCGTCCTTTCTATTCTTAACATAGCCTAACTGTGCAAATACAGTCTCGCCCTTAGCAGGTACGTAGCCATCAGTAAACACGTTATGTGTTAGGTTGATGTTAGCTGCATCATCATACTTACCGTCTCTTAGTAACTGCATAGCTTCAGACTTCATCTCTGGTGTCATAGCACGTAAGTTAACGATGTGTTGGTTCTTATCGTTGACATAGTTAGTACAGTCGTTAGATACGACAACCTCGTATTTACCAGTTGTAGTAAGGATGTTCTTTGCTTTACTCTTAACGATCTGTACTGCGCTCTTTGGTGATAATGTTGACATAATGTAATGGTATTAAGTGGTATTCATTGTATATACTAATCCGCGTCTAGTATAAGGATGACGTGAGAAAAGGGTACGGGTACACTCTTCTCCAAAACTTAACGGGGGAGTCCTGTGGAGGTGTTCTGCCCATCAACATACCCTTCCAAAAAAAATATAATATATAATTTTTCCCTAGGATATCTCCCTACCTTTCACTATATTCGCCCCATGCAAAAAACATATTACACACCAGAAATCTCAGAGTTCCATGTTGGGTTTGAGTATGAGTGGATGAGGAAGATTGGGGATAGTCCCTATAACACAGGCTGGACTAAAGAAACTTTTACTTCCAAACAGTCTTGCCATGAAATGTGGTTAAACACCCCAGAAGGCAGAGAGTCAGAAGGTGGAGTCAGCTATAGAGTCAAACACCTAGACCGAGATGATATAGAGAGTTTCAGTAAGACTGACTTTCCAGAGATCAAGTTTGAATATGATAACAACTCTGAACCTGCCCCGTCAAGAGATGGTAAGTACATGTGTCCAACAGCATACTTACTAGATGACCAACTACACAGTGGAGAACTATGGATATTATACCACTACGAAGAAGATAATATGGTATGGATAGAGTACATAAAAGATTGTGGAGGGATGGGATACATCTTCAAGGGTATAGCAAACAACAAATCAGAACTTAAACGAATACTTAAAGCAAATAGATGTTTGATATAGGAGATAAAGTAAGGTGCATTGACGCCATGAGACCGGTAGGAGAGAATCCTAACGCAGTACCTAACTGGGTAAAGGATAAAGCAGAGTATACAGTGAGAGGCTTCCATAATAACGATGAGATAGTTGTAGGTATGCTCCTGGAGGAGGTAAAGAACCCTATGGTGCCTATAGCTCTGATCAATAGATTTCAGGAGCCAGCATTCGCTACATGGAGGTTTAAGAAGACCGCATCTGCAGAAGTTGCCTCTGAGGAGGACGAAGATGAAATGCCAGCAGAACTTAGGGAACTTATAGATGGAGTAACTACCGGAGTAGCGATATAGGTCATTTTTCCCTTGAATCTCCACCACAGTGGCACCACCATATCCTTATATTCTGGGAATACTTAATCATTTGTGCAAAGAAAGCTATAAAACGTTTGTTTAATAGATATGTTTAGTATATCTTTGCTTCATTATAACATAATAACAACCCAAACATAAAAGTATGAGCAAACAGGAAACATTACCAGTATTTGTAGAACCAGCTAAGTCGCAGGAAGTAATCGATGCATATTTAGCTAGAGCTAAGAAAGCGGAAGCTACTATTCCAGATATTATAGCTAACGGAGCTGGTTTCACACCATATGCTGACATGGTATTGTATATGATCATCTGTACGCCTAAGTTAACTGAAGAGGAAATGGAAGGAGTAGATACAGAGGTTCTTGACATGATGTTTGAAGGAGATAAGGAAGGTGACGTAAGTAATCAGAAGCTTATCTTAATCGCTAAAGGAGAAGCTTGTGTTAAAGCCATGACTCCTGGAGATCAAATAGCTATTAGAGGTAATGCATTTAAGATTACTACACCAAAAGGTACGTTCCTTACAGTACGTGAGTATGACGTGATTGGTAAATATGCTTAAGAAGCTGAGGTTGGTATGGTTCTTTTTTAAGACCATATTCTCCACTAGCCTTGAAGACATCACTAGGATTGACACGGAGGTCAGTCAGTTTCAAAGGAAAGCGCTTAGTCCAGCAGAACAACTTAAGAAGTTTCTGTCAAACTACGACGTCAACAAAGAAGACAAGATAAATTACACTAACACTAGAGAAGATCACCTCTCTAACTTTAAGCATCTTGATAAGATGAACGATAAGCTAACGGAAGTAGCTGGCTTGTTATATGAAGAGGATGGTAGGACACCTAAGAATGCTGCAGAAGTATTTGACATGTCTTACGAAGAGTATAACGAGTACAAGAAGAAAATACTACCGTTCGCTATAGACAGAGTAATTAAGTTCGAAGAGATTAACGCCTTCGTAGAGGAGGGTCGAACATAAGATATATCGCGGGTCGGAGAAGTGGTAACTCGCCTGGCTCATTACCAGGAGATCAGTGGTTCGATTCCACTACCCGCAACGATAAGCACCATCAGGTTAAAGGGAGTTAGCGCTACCTGCTGTCGCTACGTTCCGTATGCAGGCAAAAAACTTTAAGCGACGCGACAGGACGGTGCTGCCTGTCAATTGCCCGAGTAGCTCAGTGGTAGAGCAGTGCTTTTGTAAAGCGAAGGTCATCAGTTCGAATCTGATCTTGGGCTCAAACATTAGGTTAAGACTTATTAATTGCGTACGTTTGTATAAGAGAATCGCCCATGAACAAGAAGATTATTGAAGAACTGTCAGACAAGTTTAGGCTCCCAGAGCATATAATAGAGCAGATAGTCCGTCATCCCTTTAAGTTCCAAGCCGATCTCATGAAACAAGGTGACCTTAAACCGTACAGACATCCATACTTTGGAGTGTTTGCTGTAAAGCCGGGAAGAAAGGAAGCCTATAACGCCAAACGAGATGCTAAGAAGTCATGAGTTTATAGTTACTAGAGATTTATACGATGAGGTTGTTGTAGAGACAGATGAAGGTCAAGCTGTTGATATACAATTGATTAAAGGTGATCTTAAGACAAAGTGGTTTTGTAAGGACCTAGAATCTATCACGTCATGCGAGCAACAGTACAATGAGAAAGGAAACATAAGAACCGAGTACTGCAAGATAATGGTAGAAGGAGCAGGAGAGAAGATTATAAGGATGCGGTATAAGGATGCCAAGAATCTTATTAGTAATGCAACACATAAGACAGTAGGATACAAATAAAGAAACTATGGGACTTTTCGATTACAAAGACTACAAGGTAGTCATCCATCCAGACAGCATAGCCATACCGGCATTCAAGGCAGTTTGGGAACGAGACAAGACTAAGGCTAAACATAGAGCCACTCAAGAATTATCATACATTTACTTCGTGAACGACTTCAAGTCACCATACGCTATCTATCCACACAAGGATAGGGTAGCTAAGGTTATGGGTGATTTCATGAAGGAGGCTGATTGGAAGCCAGATCCTGTAGTTAAAGCTGCGGAGAAGGAATACAACGAGTTCCAACGTACGTATAGTATGAGGTTCCTGGAATCAGCAAGAGGATTAGCAGATAAATTAACATCTTACTTTGATGAGGTTAACTTCCATGATACTGATGACAGAGGGGCTCCTGTATACAAGGCAACCGACGCAGTGAAGAACCTTAAGGAAGTAGGTAACATAATAGAATCCTTAGACAAGGTGGAGAACAAGGTCAAGAAAGAGATCGATGACAAAGCTAAAGTAAGAGGTAAAGCTGTAATCAGCGATAGAGAAAGATAATATGGCAATCACAAAGACACAGTTAAAGACAATTAAGTTCACTCAGATCAGAGATTCAAGTGACTTAATACGACCAGTAGGAGACGACTTAATGTTAACTGCCACTGGCTCACACATTTACCTTAACGGTATGCATTTAATCAACACGGAATTTATGGATCTTAAGTGGCTAGATGGCTACTTGGAGAAAGTTATTCAAGGAAAACGCAAGCATGACAAACATAGTAGATCAAAGAAAGAAGCATAGTACGATAGTTATACATCCTGGCTTTACTAACACTAATGAGTTTGCTAGAGAAGCGCAAGCTTATTCTGCTAGTGCTAGCAAGGAGGATAACCGTTACTACACTTCGGCCCCTAAAGGTACTGGTGCTCATAAAGAGTACTGGGATGAACAAGAGAAGAGATGCAAGGAAGGATATACTTCAGGCGGGGTAACCATTACAGGACCCCATTACTTCTATCTTAACTTCTGTAGGATCAAAGTAACCGTAAGAGAAGGGAAGATAGAGCGTAAGGTTCTTACCTTTCCTAAGTTCTTGGATGTGGATTACTACTTCTACCACGAAGTACAGACAGCTAGAGAGAATAGTCAAGGTATGATCATCTCTAAGTCACGTCGTAAGGGTTTCTCCTTTAAGACTGGATGTTTAGTAGCACATCAGTACACATTCTTCCGTAACTCAATATCACTTATAGGAGCTTTCCTTAAGCAATACTCTTCGCAGACCATGGAGATGAGCCTAGAGATGCTTAACTTTAACAACATGAAGACTGACTTTAAGAAGGAACGTCTTGTTGATAAGAAAGAACACGTTAAGTCTGGGTTCGTAGAAGATGGAGTCGATCGAGGAATGAAGTCCGAGATATCAACACTAACATTTAAGGATAACTTCTCAGCTGCCATTGGTAAGACTGCAGATCTAATGCTCTTTGAAGAGGCTGGGAAATGGCCTAACCTCATTGAGTCCTACACTGTTACTGCTCCGGTATTCCGGGATGGTAGTATCATGACTGGAATGCCAATCATATTCGGGACGGGTGGTGATATGGAACTTGGATCTGTGGATTTCGCAGAGATGTTCTATAATCCTGAGACCTACTGGTTGAGAGCTTACGAGAACGTATATGACGAAGGTGGATACGGCACAAGTTGTGGCATGTTCATTGATGATCACTGGTATAAGCCAGGAAAGGTACTGATACCAAAGGATTATGTAGATAAGCCTAAGGCGGTTCCACCAACAGTGGATGAAGTAAAAGACTTCCAGAAGAACTTTCCGGAGGATATGGTAGTTGTTGAAGCCGTGGATGCGGACGGTAACTCGCACCGTGTAGCAGCCGCGATAGAATTAGATCGAGAAAGGGAGAGTAAGAGACGAGGGGCGACTAAGAAAAACTGGGAGAAGTATATCACTCAGTATCCTAAGAATCCAAGAGAAGCCTTTTTGCGTACTTCTGGGAATATATTCCCCACAGCAGAACTTAACTCCTGGCTGGGGGAATTAGAAGTATCTAAGAAGGCTAAAGCAGCGGCAATGTTAGGGCAACTGTATCGACAGAACGGAAGCGTTGTATGGTCACCAGACCCAACACTATTCCCTGTAGAGAAGTTTCCGCACAAGAGTGATGAAGATAATAGAGGGTGTGTCGTTATATGGGAGCACCCATGGAAGAACGATGACGGAGAGATACCTTTCGGTATGTACATAGCAGGGACGGATCCATACGATCAAGACAACTCTACTACTATGTCCCTTGGATCTACATTCATATACAAGACATTTACACAATTCGACCAGACATATAACATGCTGGTTGCGGAATATACAGGGAGACCTGATAGAGCTGAGACTCAATACGAGCAAATCAGATTACTGTTAGAGTATTACAACGCACAGACATTATACGAGAATCAACTTAAGGGTCTTAAGATCTACTTCGAACAGAAGAAGTGCTTGCATTTACTGAAGGAACAGCCTACGATATTAAGTGACATCATTAAGAACTCTAGAGTAGCTAGAGGTTACGGTATTCACATGACTGCTGGTATTAAAGCTCAAGGAGAGATCTATGTTAGAGATTGGTTGCTAGAAGAGAGAGGTGATGGACCTGATGGAGAAAAGATACTTAACTTGCACACGATCTACTCGATACCTCTTATACAAGAACTTATAGCTTACGATCCTAAGCATGGTAACTTTGATAGAGCTGTATCTTTCATGTGTACTATACTACACTCCCATGAGAACCATAAGATCGTTGTAGAGCACGAGTTTAACAAGCGATCCAAGATGAGTAGCGGTATCTTTAGTCCGGATAGAATACTCTTTAAGAAGAAGGGTCGGCGTTAATTTGTTGCAAGATTATTAGATAATACAAGATTAATAGCATACCTTTGCTACTTGATCAATACTAAGCACACCTTATATATAAAATGGCTACAGGAATAAAGGACATCCCTAGACAGAGGTTACCTAGAAGCAAGAAGACGAAGTCTTGGGGTAAAGCTGTCATCGACGATTTAGAGAAGCTATCTTATACGGATACTTATAATGGTAGATCTACTAGACACAAGAAACAGATTAACTACGATCTTTTTAACGGTATACTTGACCCAGATGACTTCGAGCACGTAGTCAACCCTTACGGGTTCAAAGAGGGTGAATTCCCAGCAACATTACAACACTACGATATCATCTCTCCTAAGATTAACCTCTTACTTGGAGAAGAAGTACGTAGACCTTTTAACTTTAGATCAGTATCAGTTAACGAAGATGCTATCTCTGAAATGGAGATAGGTCAAAAGAACGTGATATCTCAAGCTTACGGTGACTACATTAAGGATCTCGTAGAAGGAATAGATCCTTCAGCAGCTGAAGCTAAAATTAAAGGACTAGACAAATACTTAAAGTACTCATTCTCAGACGTTAGAGAGCGTATGTCTAACCACATACTCAACTACCTAGTTAGAGAAGAGTCATTAGAATATAAATTCAACGCAGGATTCAAGGATGCTCTTATCGCAGGAGAAGAGATTTACTGGACTGGTATCATCTCAGGAGAGCCTAGATGTAGACTAGTTAACCCGTTAGACGTAACAATCATTAACGATCCAGACAGTGACTTCGTAGAAGATGCTATCTCTATCATGGAAGAAAGGTGGCTTACAGTCCCTACTATCATTGATGAGTACCATCAGTCTGAAGACTTTACTGACAAGATCGCTAAATCATTAGAGTCTGGTTCAGGCGGTGGTCAAAGCTCAGGAGGTGACATAAACTATCCTTCTGCAACTATGGTTATCAAAGGAGATGACTCAGCAAGACATAAGACAGATCTTAAGAACAGATCACACGATTCAGACGGAACTGTCAGAGTACTTAGATGTGAATGGAAGTCGCAACGTAAAGTTGGATTCTTATACATCGAAGATGAAGGGCAGGAAGTTGTCGAGTTGGTTGATGAATCTTTCGAGGTCCCAGAAGAATCTATTAAAGATACTGACGGATATTATCACTTTGATGATATGAGGTTAAAATGGTACTGGATCAGTGAATACTGGGAAGGTACTAAGATCGGAGACGATACTTACTTAGATATCCAACCTAAGCAGAACCAGAGAAGAAGCATGGACAACCCATCTATTTGTAAGAGTGGATATGTTGGCCTTATATACAACGCGCGTAACAGTGAATCAATATCTTTTATTGATAGAGCTAAGCCTTACCAGTACTTAAACAACGTATCTCACTATAGATTAGAGTTAGGTATGGCTAAAGATAAAGGTAAGGTTGCTGTAATGGATGTTGCTCAGATCCCTGGTAGTGAAGGATGGGATGTAGATAAGTGGATGTACTACTTGGATGCTATGGGTGTGATGTTTATAAACTCAATGGAAGAAGGTAAACGTGGACAGAGCTCTGCATTTAACCAGTTCCAGTCTATTGATCTATCTACACAGACTTACATTCAGACTCACATAGGTATCATCGAAAGTATCGAGCAGAAGCTTGGAGAACTTAGTGGTGTATCTAGACAACGTATGGGTCAGGTTCAAACAAGTGAACTAGTAGGTAACGTAGAGCGATCTATATCACAATCAAGTGCTATTACGGAAGTATGGTTCTACCAGCACAATGAAGTTAAAAGAAGAGTATTAGAAGCTATGCTAGATGTATCTCGTATTGCCTGGAGAAAAGGTAAGAAGATAAACTTCGTTACAGATGACTTATCTAGACAAATGCTAACAGTAGGAGACGAGTTCTCTAACACGCAGTACGGAGTCTTTATAGGTAACACATCTAAAGATAATAAGAACCTAGCAGAAGCTAAGTCATTACTTCAAGCAGCAATGCAGGGAGATAAGGTTAAGTTCTCTGAAGCAGTTACTGTACTTAATTCTGACTCAATGGTTGAGATCAGAAAAGCATTAGAGACTGGAGAAGAAGCTTCAGAACAAAGACAACAGCAAGCTCAGGAGTCAGCACAGAAGTCTCAGGAAGCTATGGCTAAGCAAGCTACAGAGCAGAGACAAGCTGATATGCAA